GTCTATATGTGCCAGGTTTTCAGAGATGAACAACGACCTGAAAAAAAGGACTGGATAACTAAGAACCTGTTTTCCGGTTGGTGCAAAAGATATGTTGCTAGAAGGATCGCGAATAGAGATGTTTCTTTCATCTATTCGTTGAATAAAGGATCCAAACGTTTATGGCCCACTCTCGACGAAGATTCAAAAACTAAAGCTTTTGAGCTACACCGGGAGTGTTTATGTAACAGCCATGGCGATTGTCCCGAGGACCTAAGATCTGTCCTCAGGGCAACATCATTGGAAATCTTTTCACCAATTAACCGAACGGAGAAGGTTCTCTTCCCTACAAAACTTGTACCTAGTGGCTCAGCATGTTTACAAGTACTCCGTGAAGACGGAGGAACGTTAAACATGTTTGAACCTTTCGATATAGAATCTGTTCTACAGGGGGAAGAATCCAAGAAGGTAGGTAAATTAAGATCCATTCACCAAGCCTTCTCTCAGTGGACTGTGAAGCAATATGAATTTGCACGCGATCATGCATTTGAACCATGTTACCAAAAAGTAATCAAGGCAACATGGAAGGGTCCTGTTGTCAAGTTTCGGAAGTATGATCCTTTCGATCTCAAAGCCGTTGCCATCCCTGAACCGAGTAAGTTCCGGATGATCACAAAGGGAAACGGTTTACTCTATACAGCTCTCCAACCTCTACAGGGTCTTATGTTGGATTGTTGGAAAAAGACAAAATTTTCCACAATGCTTCATGAAGATCTTACCGATAAAATTAATGAAATTCATCGTAATTGTCCCACTCTAAACAACTTTTGTTCCGTTGATTATGAGAAGGCAACTGATCTCCTAAAAAAGGATGCAACAGTTACGATGCTGGAGGTTCTAAAAAACATCCCCGATCATGATATAGCTCTAAAGGCAATTCTAGGAGTTGGTAAGATCACTTACCCGCTAGATGTTGCCCCACCTGGCTTAGTTGTTGATGGTCAACTTATGGGTCACCCCTTAAGTTTTCCACTTTTATGTACTGTCAACCTAAGTGTATACCGTCTCGCATGTATCCGTTATATTACCAGTTCTTGTAATATGTGGGAATATGAACAAAGAAGATCCATTGTTCAGATTATGATAAAAAATGTCATAATCAACGGGGACGATATGCTTTTCAAGTGTTTGGATGATTTTTATCCCATTTTTAAACAAGCCGCATCGGATGCGGGCTTGAAGTTATCGGTTGGGAAAAACTATTTGTCTAAGGACTGCTGTATGATCAATTCACAGATTTTTAAACTTGACAAACAAAAGAACGTGATGGTCCGTCAGGGTTATTTGAACTTGAAGTTCCTTAAAGAAGTCGACGATGGTCGGCAAGATGATCTACGATCAGATTCAAATTCTAATCCCACACAAGTATCTCGTGAGATTAATCGTATGATCACCTTATGTAACTGGACAGAGTGTATCATTCCCTGCATTTTTCAATGCAGGTGGATTGATGAAAACTTTGCACTCCACGATCGGAAACATAAGCTTTCACCGAATTGGTTCTTACCTGTCCATTTAGGCGGGTACGGTGTGGATATCAAGTACGCTCCAAAAGATCTTAAAATAACCCGAGACCAGAGAAAACTGGCCAGAGCTTTTATAAAGGATATAAAGCTTCAGCTCTTTGTTAAAGAGGCCTCTATAAATAGTAAAATAAAAAATATAAACATAAATTCATTTCCTGGTGCTTTCCTAAATTACAAAGTCACCGACAAGTTTCGACCTTTAAATGAACATGAAACCGAAGATTCTGATCCATGGTTAGGAAGATTATCTCTTATATATAACATGGCTAACTCAAAAGAGGTTAAAGATAGTTTTGGCTATAAAGCAAAACACTTTAATCTAAGGACAGTTAAACCATTTACACGTGAGAAGGTAATGCGTCTTTTTGAAATCAAGCTTATCTCAAATAAGTCTTGTGACCTTCCTAGCCTCGTCCCGATTACAACTCGAAGACCTTATCCAATTTTCCGCCGTCTTCTAAAGGAGCTCCCTCACGGGATTCTTTAGGAGGAGGTCGACCAGATCATGTCGTTAAACTGATTATTGGGTTCTAGAGAGTAATTGACCAAAACGGTTTCCGTGCTAAACAAAATGCCGAGAGACTACACGGCTCATCCCATTGGGTTTCTGTAGGA